AAAAATTGTTTGGAGAATAAATAATGGATATAAAAAATAAAAAACAAATTTATAAAAAAGTGCAAAATTCAGCACTTAATTTACTTGTCTGGAATAATGATTTACCAGAATCTATTGGTAGTTTAAAAGTTAAACTAACAAAAGAAGAATTAGAAAGATTAAAAAATATAGTTTGGTTTATACAAAATAAAAAATTATGGAGGATAAAATAATGTCAGATAGAGATGAAAAGTGGGAAGAAAATAAAGCTGAAGTTAAAGAATTAGCTCAGGAATTTATTTATGATGAAAAAAGAAAAAGTGAGTGTATTAAATACTTCATAGGTCATTTTAAAGTAAGTCAATCAACTGCCTATAGATGGTATGAAAAGATCTATAATGAGCTATCAATACCTAGTTTAGATAAAGCACATAAATTAGCTGAATATAAAGCTCAGGTAGAGCATCAAATAGAAGAATCAATGAAAGATATAGAAAAATTACCAATAGGAGAAAAGATAGAAATTTTCTCAAAAATAACCAAATTAAAAAAGGAGCTAAGAAAATTATGAATCTAACAGATCAACAGAAAGAGCTATTATGTGATCTCATCGATGGATATTTTTATCCACGATTCTTATGTCAATGCGATCCAACAGTAGATACTGAGGGTAAATGGGATAGAACAAAAGAATTTTTAGAAATTCGTCAAATTTTAGATCCCATAGAAAATTTCGATATTGAAGATCCAGATAGTTATCCCCCACACTTTCAACATAGTTACTGGGAACACGATAATTTTCATAAATTAGATGCAAATGAGGAAGTATCTTAATGGAAAAACTTTTTGATAAAACTACAGGCGGTGCTAAACGTGTTGATTGGCAATTAACCTGTCTTGATTGGACTAAAGAAGAAGATCAAGAGTTTTTAGCTCTTATACAAAAATTCTTAGCCAAAAGAGCGTTTGCTGATGACATTGAAGATATTGATTTTGACATATCTGTTAATGTCACAGGTAAATGGCATGATGAATTTCCTGATTATTCACACATTAAATGCAAGGAGAGTTGGCAATGATTAATTACACTGAAGATGAAAAAGAGTATTTAAGAGAATATCCAGATACAGTACCAGAAGATAAATGGTATGACATTGATTTTATGAAAGCTAATCTTGAATCACTTTATGATATTGACATACAAGCAATGCAAGATACTAATTATCCAGAGTCCTCTGTAAAGACTAGTCTTTCATACATAATCTTAAAAAAGTTAGGTTATGACTTTACCAGTATTCATAAATTTTTTAATATCTTTCAAAATGATATTAATGAGAAATTCTCATGAGAATCACTAATTAATTAACTGGCATTATTAGCGTCATGAAAAGTATAGTTTTTAATTTCTTAGAGATTAAAAATGGTAGACCTGAAAATATGTAAGTCCAGTACTTTCCGAAAACTTTTTACAAATGACTAACAAAGATTATAAAATCTACCCACGATCTAAGGTAGAAAAATTAATTACTGACTTTATCGAAGAGCATAAAATATATGCTCAATATGGAAAAGATTCCGAAGGATTATTTAATGTTCAATTTTTAGTAGAGGAAGAAAATGACAACTAAAGATGAAGCACTTAAAGCACTACACGAAGCAAGTTTATCAATAGCTTGTTTAGGTGCTGATTGGACTGAACATTTTGAAGATGAAAGTGTTACAAAAAACCATAAAAAATGGGTTTTAAAAAATCAAGAAGGTCTACAACAAGATTTAGATCACATTCAGGATCAAATTACTATTTTAGAAAATTACCTAAACCCTAATTCTACTTACAACCCTTACATTCCAAAGGAGGAAACAAATGTCTAAAGTACTACTAGCACTAAAAGAAGCTAAAGAAATTGTTGATCGTTTATTAAGTCAATATCCTATTGGTTCTACCACTAGAAGAATTGAATTAAATAATGATTTAAAACGTGTAAAAGATCAAATAACAATTGTAGAAAGTTTTTTAGAACCTTTTACTGTTGCTGAATTAGAAAATATGGAGAAAGAAGATGACTAAATTAAAAACCTATACAGTAAAAATCAGTAGAGACTTTATATATGAATATGAAGTCAAAGCTACTAACGAAGATGATGCTATCCAAAAAGCTTATGATGATTGGGAAGGTGAAACTGATGACGTTGAACTAATTGATGAAGAATGTTATCAGGCTGATTGTATGGATTGGGAGGAAATAGAAAATGATTAATTATACAAAAAAATATTATCTTGACACTATAGAAAAAGGTGTAAAAAAACTTTTAAATTGTACAAGTATTCCAGTAGGTCAATTAGAAGAAATGGTTTATATGATCGGTGAACTCAAAAAAGCATACGAAGAGGAGGTAAAAGAGAGAAAATGATTGATAATCCTACACCGCAGCAACGTATGGATGAAATGGATCAGCTTTATATGGCTGATCTATTCCATGAACACTGCACCGATAGAGCTAATGAGATAGCTAAAGAATTTAATCTATTACCAGAATTTTATGAAGATTTCGCTGAGTACTATGCTGATCTTTGTAGAGAATCTGATGAAGGATATAGTCTTACTTATTCAAAAGATTTAATAGAAGATTGGTGGGATGAATACGGTGATGATTATGATGATTATTCTAGTCCTTACGATATAGACCCTACACCGCAATATCTTTATGATGATACTGGTGGAGAGCCACCTATATCAGCAGAGGAAAGAAATAGAAAAGCATTTGAACAGAAATTAATTGATAAAGGTTAAATTAATATTTTTCAACTTTTTTTAAAAAATCTGATATAGATTCTCTAATTAAAAATCCTATTGAAAGTCCAGCTTTTGATAGGTTTTTTAATTTTGCATAGTCTTTTTCATCAACACTGACACTGATTCTTTTTAACTTTCCTGGAGATTCTGTCATAATAAATGGCATTTATATATAACTATAATATCACAAATCAATAAGACTACATGAATGGCAAAACTATGAATGGCCGTTTTAAGAAAAAGAAAAGAAGCAAAAGAAAAAGAATATTATTAGATATAAATATATTTATTAAATACATGTAG